AGATTTAGATATTAGACCTATAAAATCTGGATCTAGTTTAAATAGTATAAATCAAAATCTTAATATAAATAATTCCAGAGCAGTTGGAGGATTATCATATTGATTAAATTAAAAAATATATTAAAAGAAATATCAGAAATCGAAGCTGATAGATTATTAAATAAAATTAAAAACAAAGAATATTCATTTCTTGCTCAAGGTGATAATGGAAAAGTATATGCAATAAATGGAGAAGATTTATTATTTAAAATAACTACAGAACCAGATGAAAAAGCAGTTGCTGATGTTATTGTAGGAAGAGCAGAACAATTCAATTCATTTATTCCTGTACATTATTCAGATCCAAAAAGTAGTATGTATATAATGAATAAAGCAAATCCATTATCTCCAAAAGAACAAGAAGAAATAACAAGATTTTATAATGGTTATAAAAATTTTTTAAGACAAGCTGGACCAGATGCATCCATATTTGATTATTTAGATACAGAAGAAACAAGATCTTATTCTGTAACTTTAATTAATTTTATGAGAGCATTACAGCAACATGTAAGAAAAACAAATATAGGCGATTTACATTTATCATTAGATTTCAAACCAGATAATATTATGAAATGGAATGGTAATTTAGTAATGATCGACTGGTAAAAGGAAGTTATGAAAAATCATTGGCACTCTAATAATAAACAACGCCAAGCGGCGTACAAGTATGGATATAGATCTGGATTAGAATTAAAAGTTGCAGATCAAATTAAAGAAGCAAAATATCCAGTAAATTATGAAAAAGAAACATTACATTATATTGTTCCTCAAAAAAATTCAAAATACACACCAGATTTTCTTTTTATGAAAAAGAATGGAAATATAATGTATATTGAAACAAAAGGAAGATGGACTAGTACCGATCGACAAAAAATGAAACACGTATTAAATTCAAATCCAGAAATAGATTTAAGAATAGTATTTCAGAATCCAAATCAAAAAATATCCAAAGGATCAAAAACAACATATGAAATGTATGCAAATAAATTAGGTATACAATATGTTGCAAAAAAAGAGATACCAAACGAATGGTTACAAGAATGTTGTAAAGAAGGAGAAGATCCAAAGATTTTAAATAATTGGTTGGATAATTGAAAAATAATCATTATTTTTTTAATGTAAGTTAATAAAAAGATGAAATCGTTTAATGTAATGTATATTATTAAATGATGATTCGTTAGACCGATATATTGTGTCTAACCAATATTATATAATACCAATCCTTTTGATCTTTCAGTAAATTTTCTTATAATAATTTATATGAAGAATTTAAAACTACTTCAATTATTAGAATCTGTTCTAGGTAAAGGTAAGCCAACGTCTGGTAATAACGTTGCATTCTTTTCCCCATTTACATCTCATTATAAACCTAAGTTAGAAATAGATATAAATACTAACTCAGAAGGACAAAATCCATGGCATTGTTGGATATCAGATAAAAAAGGAAGATCAATACATTCATTATTTAAACAATTACAATTATCAAAATCAAAATTTGACAAACTAAATAAAATAATTGAAGTAACAAGATATAGAAATAATACTATAGAAAAAGTTGAATATTCATTAAAATTACCAGACGAATATCAGCCATTATGGATTGAAAAGAAAACACCAGATTATAAAAATGCTATACATTATTTAAAAACTAGAGGTATAAATATATTTGATATTATTCGATATAGAATTGGATATGCAGAATCTGGTCAATATTCTGGAAAAATAATTATTCCTAGTTATGATTCTAACGGACAGTTAAATTATTTTATATCTAGAGCATATTATAAAAATGATCCACATAAACATAAAAATCCACAAACATCAAAAGATATAATTGGATTTGAAATGTTAATTAATTGGAATGAACCAATTATATTATGTGAAGGAGCATTTGATGCAATTACTATAAAAAGAAATGCAATTCCATTATTTGGAAAAATCATACAATCAACATTACAAAAAAAGATTATAGAAGAACATGTAAAAGACATTTATATATGTTTAGATCCAGATGCATTAAATAATGCTATAGAAATTTCTAAAAAATTCATGGCAGAAGGATTAAATGTATATTTTGTAGAATTACAAGATCTAGATCCAAACGAATTAGGGTATAAAAAAATAACTGAAAAAATACAAGACACTTATAAATTTTCATTTGAAAGAATGATGGAGTTAAAAATGGACTCATTATGGAAATAACACAATTAAAAACAGATATTACTAGTATTGATAAAATATTTCATGTTTCTGATATTCATATTCGTACATTGAAACGACATCGAGAATATCAAGAAGTATTTGATAATTTATTTTTATATATTGCACAACATGCAACAAATCAAAGTATTTGTATTATAACTGGAGATATAGTACATTCTAAATTAGATATGTCACCAGAGTTAATTAACATGTTAACAAAATTTTTTAATGGATTTCATATTCCTACAATTGTAATATTAGGTAATCATGATATGAATTTAAATAATTTATATAGATTGGATGCAATATCTCCAATATTAGATGTAATTAATAATCCTAATATACATTTTATTAAAGAAAATGGATTATTTAAATTTGCAAATGTAGTATTTAATCATATGGCAGTTGATGTTGCTCCAAAAAATTATGTAAAAGCTAAAGACTTCGACGCTCACTATAAAATAGCATTACACCATGGTGCAGTTCATAGTGCTAAAACTGATATTGGATTTCAAATATCAAACGAACATGTAACAACAGATTTATTTGAAGGACACGATTTAACATTATTAGGAGATATTCACAAACCAGCTCAATTTTTAAATCAAGAAAAAACTATAGGATATCCTGGATCATTAATTCAACAAAATCACGGAGAAGCATTAGATCATGGAATATTAGTATGGGACTTACCAGATAAAAATTCTGAATTTATTGAAATAGAAAATGATTATGGGTATGTAACATTTGAAGTAGATAATGCAAAAATTGTAAATTCTCCACATCGTGTTCCAAGAAAACCAAGGGTACGAATTAAGTTTAATGATACAGATGCATCTGATATTAAAAAATTAATAGCAACAATTCGAAAAAAATATAAAGTTCAAGATATATCTATACAACGTAGTGCAAATCATATTGATAATAATCAAAACGGATCAATAGCCATTGGAAATGTTAGAGATGTAGAGCATCAAAATAATTTAATAACACAATTCATCGAAGAAAATTATCCAGATGCAGATAAAAAAGAATTAGATGCTATACGACATATTAATAGAACAATTAACTCAAAACTTCCAGTATTAGAATCTGTTAGAAATGTAACATGGTATCCTGTATCATTTGAATTTAGTAATATGTTTTCATATGGAGAAAATAATAAAGTCGACTTTGCAAAATTATCTGATGTAATAGGATTATTTGCTGCAAATGCATCTGGAAAATCATCATTACTGGATGCAATAACATATACAATATTTGATAAATGTAGTAAAACTAGTAAATCAAAAGAAGTATTAAACAATAAAAAATCTGTATTTAAAGGTATATTTAAATTCATGTTAAATGATAAATTATATACTATTGAAAGAGAAGGAATAACTTTAAAACATGGTCATGTAAAAGTAAATGTTAATTTTTATAATGAAGATCAAAATTTAAATGGAGAAGAAAGAAGTGATACTAATAAAAGTATTCGGAGATATTTAGGAACATATGATGATTTCATTTTAACTGCATTTTCATTACAAGCAGATAATAATAATTTTATAGAAAAATCTCAACGAGAAAGAAAAGATTTATTATCACAATTTTTAGATACAACAGTATTTGAGCAATTATATCATTTAGCTGCAGAAGAAATAAAAGAAACTTCTGGTAAATTAAAAGAATATAAAAAAACAGATTTTGGTTTAATTATACGAGATTCAGATGATATAATTTTAAAAAATCAAGATAAGATTATTGAATTAGAAAAGAATGATACTGAATTACAAGAATCTAGAAACGACTTACAAAATAAAATTGTAGAATTAATTGAAACAAAACAGCCTATATCATATGAAGGTCCTTCTATAAAAAAATTAGAAAATGAAGAATCTATACTAAT